TTAAAAATTTACATAGCTACTGAAAGCATCTGTTGCTTCTTTAGTAACTTCATCAGAAATATGAGTGTAAGTATCCATAGTTATTTGTAAAGAAGAATGTCCTAAGCGTTCTTGGATTATTTTAGACCTAACATTATCTGATTCGAATAATAATGTTGCGTGGGTATGCCGAAAACCATGACAACCAATAGAATGTAAGTTAGCCTTTTCTGCCAATCTTTTGGAACGTTGGTAAATGTCTTGACTTCGGAACATGGTACCATCAATTTTTGTAAAAATGAGTTGTGTTTTAAACCCACCTTTTTTCATTAAAGCTTCACGCTGTCTAAGTTTCCATTTTTTTAAGATATAAGCAGTCTTGTTATCAAAAGAAATTTTACGAATAGAATTGGGAGTTTTAGGATCGTTTATAGTTAATCCATTTGTACTGATAGCAGTAGTTTTATTTATATTAACTACCTGCTTTTTTAAATCAATATCATTCCAATTCAATGCTAAAGCTTCACCAACACGTATACCAGTAAAAGAAAGTAAGCGAAAAATAGCACAGTCTAAGTCGGCATAGTATTTTAGAACTAAACTTTCTTCTTTGGCTTGATTGGCAATGCTATCAGCTGTATTTAAGAAATGTTCCAGTTCGTCTTTTGTATAGAACTTTCTTTTTGTATTCTTTTCTACTTTCTTTAGCGAACTAGGCTTTGTTATTTTCTTAAATGGGTTTGAGTCTATTATTTCTAAACCAACAGCATAGTCACAAACACGAGAAGCATAACTCAAAAGTACTTTTCCCATTTCATTCTTTTTATACCATTCATTAACAGATTTTTGCACGATCTTGACTGTTAAACGCTCAAGTCGCATTTTCCCGAATGTGGGTAAAATGTGTTTTTTCATACGTCGTTCAGTAGCTATGAATGTGGATTCCCTAACTGTTTTTTTGTATTCGTCCAACCACATATAATAAACTTCTTCAAAAGTGGTTAAACGAGTATGCTCGTTAGCTAGATTTCCATTATCAAAATCTAATTTTTTTTGATTAAGCTTGAGCTGTGCTTCTTTTTTTGTATTACAGTTTCTGATAGTGACATTAATTTGTTTTCCAGTTAAATAATCTACGCCTAAATAGGCAGTTACTTTCCAGTATTTTTTTCCTTTTTTTGTATATTGTTTAAAAGTTGCCATTGCTTATCCTTTCCACTTGGGCAAGCGAATAGAAGGAATGACAAATTTCTAGCACCTCCTTATTAAATTTTAAAGCCCCTAACATGAATCGAACACGCTTAGACTCGCCAGAGAGGGGGATTTATAGAAGAAATTATGTTATAATTGGCCTATGAAGAGGTAATCCAATTGTAAAGGGGTTTTCTATGATGGTTACTGAATACTTAAATATTTTTGCAGTACTTATACAATCTACTGCTACAGGATATTTTACCTATTTCTTAATTAAGAGTAATGACTTGTTAGTTTTATCAAATGCACAAAAAGAAGAAAAAATAGCAGTAGTATCAATATTGTCAGCTATTAATTTAGCTGTATTTTTGTTAGCTCAAAGTATCATTTCTTACAATTTGTCGAATATGGAACCGTACATCCAACAAATTGCGGCTGCAATACTATCATTTGTATTAGTATTAGTAATTGGGTTGTTCGTTTTACCTAAAGCAATTTTATCTTTTTTTTCTTGGATAAATAAACTTAGAAAAAAGAAGGGTAAGCTAGAATTTACACATAGAGCAATTAGAGATACTGCGTTGGATAATTCTTATCATCAATACATCTATGTTTTTGATTTTGCAAATAACTATATCGCTTCTGGCTATTTAAATGTTTATCAATATAATACGGATGAATACAATGAGTTACTATTATATGCACCAAAAGAACCTGAAAAAAGACGAACTGTCGAAGCAGTTGAAATTCTATTTAAAAATAATGATATAAATATTTTGATTGATTATGAGAAAAAAGTGAAATTGTATATAGTGCCTATGGACGAGGCTGAGGGCGAGTAGGTGGCGGAGGAGGTGCTCCTTTGCCACCATTTCTTTTTTCTCCATAATCGGGCATTGTTCTAGTAGTTGGCATTTTTAATATTCCTTTCTAATTTATTTAATTCGTAGTGGTTGACCAGGATAAAAAACAGAGGTGTCAATGCCTGGATTCAATGCTAATAGTTGTTCTAAGGTTAAGCCATTTCTTTCAGCTACTTGTCGAGCTCCTTCACCGCTTCGTACTTCGTCATATACAGGTTGTTCAGATTCAGAGCTTTGAGGTTGTTCAATTACTGAAGATGATTGAGTAGATGGCAATGGTTGTTGTGATGTAGAAATTTCCGTGTCAACAGCAGCTAATTCGGTGTACAGGTCTGTTAACTTATTTGCTTCAGCAGTATAAACATCTGTTAGTTTATTTGCCCAAGATTCATATAATGAATAGTCGTCTTTATTAGAAAGTTGTATGCTTGCCATTTCCGAAATTCCAGTATTTGAAATATCTGCTAATTTTCCTATTTTAGAGTTTAAAACCTCAGCTAATGCTGAAACATTGCCTTTTATAGGTTCTCCTTCATTTCGCAGTTCTTCAATCAATATAGGTGTAGTTGTAGTCAACTTTTGAGTATAAGTCTCTAAAATTTGGGAATAGGTAGACCCGCCTAATTCTTTTTGTGTTGTTTCATCTGTTTGTGTACTTGAATAATGTATAGTTGATGGCTCACTACTTGAGCTATTAATTTTTTTAGAATCAGAAATATCTTTCTTTTCAGATGTAATTGAGGTAGAACTTGAGTTTTGCTTTGAAACCTGTTTAGTTTCGTTAGAACAAGCAGTCAGCAGTAATAATGATAAACCTAAAATAACAATTTTTTTCATTTTTAAATTAATCCTCATTTCTGTTATAATATGCTTGTCAGTAAATCTCTAAATGAGGTTTAAGTCCGTGTTCCCAGCACGGACTTTTTTTATTTCAAATAAATTTCTTGTCCCATTTTTAAGTTGTAATGAGCTATAACATTTGAGTAATTGTATTGTCCTTCATATTTTTCGATTAAGCTTCTAAACATATATTGTTCTGCTTCAGCTTCCATCTTAGAACGAAAAACAGGAATTTTATACAATGCCATTATATCCACATGGTCTTTTACATGCTTTAACTCGTGATATATTGCTTCTTCTTGTTCTGATGGTGTTAAATTTTGATTTACAAATATGATACCGTAGGTAGGGTCGAAACATGCGCGTTTGTTCAAAGTAGTAAAAACTAACTCCACATTATATTCTTCTACCAACTCTTTGATACTTTTCATATAAGCACAACCTTTGACTTATTTCCCGAATCTACCCTTTAAATATGCACGGATAACTTCTCTGTCATGATCATCAAGCGGTTCACCGTCAAAACTCATGACGTTATCCAGTACATCATCTAAATCATCAGAATTTTTTTCATCAGTTGCTTTAGTATTATCAGTTCTTCCCAATAGATAATCTACCGATACATTGAAGTAGTCCGCAACTTTTTGTAGGCCTTCAGAGTTTGGAGAAACTTTTTTCCACTTGCTAAAATATCCATTTGAGTAACCTAGAGTAATTTCTAATTGTCGAATAGACATTTTCTTCCTTTTTGTCAACTCTTTTATTATTTCATAAGTATTCATTGATTTGACAACCTTTCTGAATGCTTACAAAAAAAAGTTTAGAAAAAAACTCTATTTAGTGTTGACAAAATAGAGTTAAAGCTCTATACTTTATCTCGTAAACAAGTTAATCAACTAAAAAGACAACAAAAAAACAATATTGATAAATAAACGCTAACCGCCAAGAAAGCTATAAATCAATGTTTTTAATGTCTTATTTAATTACGGTTTGATTATAGAATAAAACTCTATTTGTGTCAACTGAATTTAGAAAATAGTTGATTAATTTGTTTGCTAATTTAGAGAAAGGAGAAAAAACATGGCAAATATTCAAGAAACACGTCAAAAAATCTTGAATCACTTTGAGAAAAATCAATGGGAGATTCCTGATGTAGCAAGTGCTTTAGGAATTACAGAACAATATCTACGTAAAATCCTAAACAATCCAGAAAAACATCTGAAACAAATGACCGATATTATTGCTTATTACAAAATCAGATAGGAGGTGTAAAAAATGGAAAAGAAAGTAACTCTAATCGTCGAAGAAGGAAATAAAACTTCGTGTGAAAAAATTCCTGTGAGTAAGTTGTTGATTAAAATTTTACAAGAAATTGATCACAAATGTACACGGATTGAAATTAAAAAAGGAGTAAGTAATGAATGTGCAAGTGTTGATGAAATTAAAAACAAACCCCAAGTTACTATAAATAACAAGGGGCAATTGCAAGTTCAAAAAATCGATGAATTAATCGATAATCACCTATCTTATTTTAGCGATAGAGTACCTGCTGATTTAGAAAAGACTCAAGCATTGGTTCAATTATTACTAGCACGAATGCTTGCTAAATTTTGAACAGCTAAAAATTGGAAGGAAGTGCAAAGAAAATGAAAATTCATGAGGCTGTATCAAAAGCAATGACAGAGGGAAAGTATATCTACAGAGAATCCGAAAAAGACTGTTCAGCTCATATAAATATACTTCCTACAAATACGTATGATTGTTGTCTATTGATACAAGAAAATAGTGATTCTGTTGGAAAACGGTGGAATCCTACAGCAGATGATTTGATGGCGAGTGACTGGTCTATAAAGTAGCGTAGGAGGTGATAGTAATGGAAGTGATTTTAACTCCAGAAAATGAAGCTTCTCTAAGAGATTTTGTACATGGAATTATTGTTGATGAAATAGAAAAAGCACGAAGAGATACCGCAGTTGATAAGCGAGTCTTAAATCAAACAGAGATTGCAAAATATTTCAATGTTTCCACAACAACAATAAGGGAATGGGAGAAGCTAGGTCTTCCACATGGATCAGTAAGTAAGCAAGGGAAGTTCTACGACAAAGAAGAGTGTCGCAGATGGCTTCTATCACAAAAAAGATAAATCTTGGGCAAGCGAAATTTAGGGAGGAAATAATATGAAAAAAATATATCACTTAAGACGTATAGCGGCATTGCTAATCGTTTTTGGCTTGGGGCTTTTAGTAGGTGGCAATATTGGTCCATTAATCCAAAACATATATATAGCAGCTTTTATCATTTGGTTGCTCTACTACGATTTAGCGTTGGAAGATCGAGAAGTAAAAAAACAAAAATAAAGACCCACTTCGACGGCCATCAAAGTAGGTCAGTTACAAATATTAAATTCAAGGAGAGTGTACCACATGAATAGAAAAATTAAAAGAATGATTATTGAACTTGAAAAAGAATGTAAGGAACAAAATGTTGAACTTCTTCTATGTGCCGCAAATTTTGAAACAGACCAAGGAAGTACTGCGTTTTGTGGTTCAGTTATCGGGTTAGCTATACTCTTGCAAAAATTATTAGGTGATCTAAAAGAGCAATTAAGCATAAGCGAATCTTGTGATTGCCCAGAATGCGTAGCAGAAAGAGCCGAAGATGCTGCAAATGAAAAATCTATGGATGAATTACTAACTGCATTTTTACGGGGTGACTTGCGATGATTGAAGTAAACGGACTAAGCGATTCAATATTTGAAGCGATGATGATTAGTGCTCAAAACAAAATTGTTCAAGATATCATGAACGCTGCCAGCGCAGGAAAAACAAGCGTAGTAGTTAAAGAAAAAGGAGCTACAGCACAGTTTTTGATGCAGTTAGAAGAAGAAGGAGTTTTTCACTTAGACGATGAAGACGGCAAAATAAAATTATTTTGGGAGTGGTGAAAATGCCTGAGTTTGATTCATTAGGAGCTAGACAAGAGCCGCCAGAAGAAAAAGAAGCATTAGAGCCAACATGGGAATATGACGAAGAAGAGGAGAATGACAATGAGTAACGATTTAGATGTAATAGCAGATCAAATTATAGTAGCAGTGATTGAACCGTTTTTACCTGCTTTGTATGAATTTCAAGAAAGTACAAAAGATATGATTAAAAAAAATGCAAGAACTTATAAAGAAGCAATGGACTTGCAAAGAATGATAGATTCTAAAGTCGACAGCATTTTGTTAGATGTCTTTGGTAATGAGGACACCATGAGAAAGGATAATGCGTTTAGATTACTAAGTGCGACTTTATTATGGACGTACAAAGAAATAGAAAAAGAAGCTATGAATCAAGAAATCAATCCATAGCAAAGTTTGTTGTAAATTTTAGATGTATGCATAATGCTCTTTTAAAATGTCATAGGCAGCATCAACGGCTCCTGTATATGTGGAACTGTTTTGTTCTTTCTCTATAGCGGAGAAAAAGTTTCGTAATTTATTTACAAAACTCAAGAAATAATTGTTCTCACCAAAAACAATCAAAATGTCTGCTTTCTCTGCTTCTAATCGGAGTAATTTTAAATGCGCATTGAGTTCGTTTCTGCTAAGGGCTTCATGCTTTACGCTGAAATGAAACCGTATCGCCGAAGCATTTGACATGATACTTTTAGCGCAGCATTTAGCTTCATCTGAATAGATAAATTTCATATAAATATCACCTCACTTAAAAATATTATACCAAGAAAGGAACATAAATATGAGTAACGATTTAACACAAATGACACAACGATCTTTAGATGAACAAGTCATCGGAAATTTAAATAGATTGCAAGAGCAAGGATTAGAAATGCCACCAGGCTATAGCCCACAGAATGCTTTGAAAAGTGCTTTCTTTGAACTAACTAACAATTCAGGAGGGAACCTTCTTCAGTTGGCAGCTAACAACCCAGAAACTAAAACATCTATTTCTAATGCCTTACTAGATATGGTCATCCAAGGATTATCACCTGCGAAGAAACAATGCTATTTCATTAAATATGGAAATAAAGTTCAGCTTATGCGCTCATATTTTGGAACCATGGCTGTGTTAGATCGAGTAACAGGAGGGGCAGATATCACGCCTGTTGTAGTAAGAGAAGGCGATGTATTTGAAATTGCTATGGACGGCCCCGACTTAGTTGTTGCTAAACATGAAACATCCTTCGAAAACCTAGACAACGACATCAAGGCTGCTTATGTGGTTATTAAGCTAGCAAATGGTAAAGAAGTAACAACCGTCATGACGAAGAAACAAATTGATAAGTCATGGAGCAAAGCAAAAACAAAAAATGTTCAAAATGATTTTCCAGAAGAAATGGCAAAAAGAACTGTCATCAATCGAGCTGCTAAATATTTAATCAATACTAGTAACGATAATGATTTATTTGTGCAAGCTGCTAAAGACACACTCGAAAATGAATTTGAACGAAAAGATGTGACACCAGAGCGAGAAGAACAAACAGCGGTACTTGAAGAAAAACTATTTTCCAACAATAAAAAAGCTGTTGATCAAGAAAACGATAATGAACGAATTACACGTGTAGCTGATGTACCAGGGCAACCCGATATTGAACAAGCCAAACCAATTGAAAAAGAAGATTTAACGAAAGTGGCGGACCAAATTTTAGAAGAACCAGTTCAGGAAACTTTGGATGTAATGGCTGGTTATGAAACCAATCAGAAAGAGAGTGAATCTGATGTCTCAACGATTGAAGAAGACGATTATCCTTTCTGATGAAAATTATTATTCACAAGAAGCGGACCTATCTTATATGTCTGTCTCTCAATATAAAAAATTTCTGGAATGTGAAGCTGCAGCTCTTGCCAAGTTAAAAGGCGAATGGACACCAGTTAGTGATCCAAAAGCATTGCTAGTTGGTAATTATGTTCATTCTTACTTTGAATCACCAAAAATTCATGAAGCATTTAAAGAAGAAAATAAAAGCAAGATGTTTTCTTCAAGAAAACCGTTTGGTCTACTGAAAGATTTCCAAATTGCGGAGCAGATGATTGAAAGATTAAAACAAGAAGAAGCCTTTTTAAATATTTATCAAGGCGAAAAAGAAGTGATCGTCACAGGTGAAATTGGCGGTGCAATGTGGAAAGGGAAAATCGATTGTTTAAATTTAGAAGAAAAGTATTTTGTAGACATCAAAACAACCAAAGATATGCACGAGAAGAAATGGGATGAACGTTTAAACAGAAAAGCAAACTTCATTGAACGCTTCGGTTACGTGTTACAAATGGCTGTTTATTGCGAACTGCTTCGGCAACAATATGACAAAAATTTTCTTCCTCTCATTGCAGCCGTTTCGAAACAAACACCTAGTGAAGCAAAACTAATCACTCTTAGCGAAGAAAAAATGATTTGCGAATTAGAAGAATTAAAAGAAAACATCGAGCATGTTGTGCGAGTTAAAAATGGTGAGGAAGCACCAGTTAGTTGTGGAATTTGTGAATATTGTAGAGGACACAACAAAATTACAAATTTTACCAGTATGGACGATTTATAGGAGGTGCATAACGAATGAATACTGGATATATAAAATTGTATCGAAAAGTGACCAATTCATTCGTTTGGACCAATTCCGATATGTTCAAGCTTTGGATACTTTGTTTAATGAAAGCAAGTCATGAAGACAGGAAGTTTTTGTTTAATGGTCAAGAAGTACGCTTGACAAGCGGACAATTCGTCACGGGAGCCCATGCGATAGCAAAAGAGTACAACGAAGGAGTGTCGAGTGACAAAGCGATTGCATGGCGAACGCTATGGAGATGGCTTAAGAAATTTGAAAATGAAGAATTATTGACAATCCAGTCAAACGCTAGATACAGCGTTATAACAATAAAAAATTGGTCTGATTATCAATCAGGTGACAAGCCGTTGACAAGCCAAAGACAATCGAGTGACAAGCCATTGACAACATACAAGAATGATAAGAATGATAAGAATGAAAAGAATATTAATAATAACAATAAAGGGTCGTCCATTCGTTCAATTTGGGAAAATAACGGATTTGGACCGATGTCGTCTAAAACTATGACCGATTTTGATTATTGGATTTCTGATTTTGAAAAAATCGGAGCTAGTCAAAAAGATGCTGAGCAATTAATTATTAAAGCTATTGAAATTGCTATTGATGCAAATGCAAGAAACTATAACTACATCAATGCCATATTAATAGATTGGGAACGAAGAGGATTCAAATCTGTTGAAGAACGAGAGGCAGCAAGGAAGCAAAAGAATACAACCAAGCAACAGAAATCAAATACAGGTCATTCGGATTACGATGATCTTGGATTTTAGGAAGTGAAAGAATGCAGTCAGCATCAGATGGATTTTCAAAAATGATTAAAACGTTGCTTTATATCACACCCAATCCATGTCCAGAGTGCAATGGAAATCTTTATGCTTGGCGTGCAAAAAACAAAGATGGGTCCGATAGATGTCCGCCAACTTGCATGAAATGTGGATATAAAGCACGCAAAAAAGCAGAAGATCTCGAAACAGAGAAAATGTTTAACGATAGTTTGAAAGCCAGAGCGATTAATTACTTGAAATATAGCTCGCTTTATACCGACAAAAAATTAATTAATTGTCGTTTTAAAACATACAAAACAGTAGACACAGAAACCAAGCTTGCTTTTGAAATTGCAAATCGAGCCACAACTGAAATTCTTTTGAATAAACCAATTCATATGATTCTTTCAGGCAAAAGTGGTGTTGGGAAAAGTCATTTAGCTATGTCAACGGCTTGGGAAGTGTTGGAGAAATCAAACTATGATAAACGCTGCTTATTTATTAGCTATGCGGAACTCTTAGAACAGCTAAAATTTGCGATGAAAGATGAACAAGCCAGAAAGACAATAACAGGAACCTTAATGGCAGAGATAAAAAGCGCTGATTTAGTTGTTTTAGACGACTTAGGGGCCGAGTTAGGTGTTAAAGGGAATGACAGTACCAACTTCAATAATGACACCTTAAACCGCATTGTAGAGGCTCGGCAGAATAAAGCAACAGTGTTTACTACCAATTTAACTGGTAAAGAAATGAGTCAAGCCTATGGTGAGAGAATCCTTTCTCGCATCATGAGTAATTCACAAGGATTCGTGATGAAAATTGAGGGGACATCAGACAAACGAGTAGCAGGCATCTAAAATATTATTTTTAGCGAATATATTCAGCGTAGAGCAGTTTTACAATCAAGTGAATATAAATAGGTATAAAGAAAGAAAAACGGCTTAAAACGCATTTTAAAGCCTTAAAAACAAATTGATAGAAAGGGGAATCATTCAATGCCATATGTAGTGAAAATTTCAGCCTATCTTGGCAAAGATGGTCGACCAGTAGCCAATTTAAAAGATGCTGTGCTATTTGAGCATAAAGAGACAGCAGCTATCGCAACAATCGTATCTGGCGGAACCGTTTCAGAAGTAAAGGAAGCCATTATAATGCCAGAAAAACCGAAGAAACATATAGGGAAATCTATTAAACGGGTTGATAAGAAGGAACCGACCGAAAAAGCTACCAAAAGTAATCAAGCCTGGATGAAAGGGGCTAAATAAGAATGAAGTGTGTTAGATGTCAAGATCAGCGCGTGATTTGGGGCAAAGACAGATTTAATTATGCAACACCTATTCCATGTCCTGAATGCAATAAAGATGGAAAAGCAGTTCGAGCGGAAACAGCGACCAAGGAAAGGGAGTTAAAACAATGCAATCACCAACAGCCCTGAATAAGCGAGGAAATAAAGTCACGATTGATGGTTACACATTTGATAGCCAGAAGGAAGCTAACTTTTATACAAAGTTTGTCAAAGATTGCGGATTACCTTTTGAAGTTCATCCACGGTTTAAACTAACTGAACTTACACCAACTGCAGATGGTATAGGCAAAATTTCGGCGATAGCTTATTCACCTGACTTCATCATAAAAAACTTAGATGGGAGTTGGAGACATGTCATTGATATTAAAAATTCTTTTGGCGTGTATGGCATTGACCAATCCGTCAAGCTTCGTTTTCGTCTATTTGCCCTTAGATATGGTCATCCAGTTGAAGCGATTGTTGTTCGTGCTAGAGATTTTAAAGTGATCACACAAGGTGTAACTAAGCCTTTAAACGAAAAAAGACCATTCATAACCGATAATTTCGATTACGAATGGAAAGATGCAACTAATTATTAAACGAAAGTAGGAAAATAAAATGACAAAACAAGTGAATTTCAGACCAGAAGTGAAAAAAGTGACATCTAAATCAAACGGAAATATCGAAGTACTATTAGTGGTTAGCAATGCTTCATTAAAAGGAAAATATGAAAGTTTAAATGAATTTTTAGGCAAAACAGTATCAACGACCATTGAGCCAGAAACAGTAGAATACAAGGTACCAGTTAACAAACAGACCAATAAACCAAATGTCGAATATGTTGTAAATAACGACGGAACAGTTGAAGTCCTAAAAGAAGAACAAACTTCTTTAGAAATGGGCGATGATGTGCAAGAAGTCGAAGAAGTTGCTGTGCAAGTATCGAAAGAAACCATTGACGAATTCATCAAGAAGGCAACGACAATCGAATGGCCAGAATCAGTAATGATCAACGTTCGTGGCGTGTTGCATCGGATCGATGAAGGGGAAGCGCTAGAAGAAATTGCGGCTGATCATGATGTTTCAGTTGATAATCTAATCAATCAAGTAGAAATCGCACGCCAACATTTTGCGCCATTTGCTGATTCTTGGAGCAAAAACAAAGAGAACATCATTTTCCCAGAAAAGACAGTTGAAGATGATGAAGAAGAAATCGAAGAATAATCTCGTAGAAAGTGAGTGTTCATTTTGCTGGAGATTTATTATACGCCAACATCCGCAATAATTGCGGATGCATTGGCTAAAACATATGAAGTCGTTTCTTTAGACAAAGCTAGAAATATTGCCAAGAAATTTAAGGCTAGTTTAAAGCAGAAAACGGATCTTTATGTGATTGAGGGAATTTTAATTGATGCTGGTTATAAAAAAGAGCCAGTGAATTTGTGAGAAAGGAATGGAGGATTTGGTCTACCACAAAGAATTCTTTACTCCTTTGAAATTATGAAACTAACAACAGAAAAAATAAATGGATTGTCTCGGATGGAAACACATAAATAATACAGGAATACAAAATTCTAGCCAATAGAAATAACCAAGCGACCATTAATTGGAAGACAATTAAGTTTTAAGAGACTTAAACCAGTTCCTGATAATATCTATAATTAATCCCAGAGAAAAATATGAAATAAAATGAATTAAAGATGAACTAAACATTCTTACAGAATAAGGTTGATTCATATAAAATTCATCTAACTTAGGGGATTTGATAAGCAGATTCGTACCTATAAAATCTGTAATAGCAAATAGGAATCCCTTATTGTCATAACCACTAACCCAAGTAGTTATAACGATAAGACTGAACAAGCTTAATAGAATAGTGAATAAATACTTTTTCATTTCACAAGCTCCTTACAAATTCCGTTAATTATTCTAGAGAGATACATTTATAGTACAGGGAAATGGAATTTAAGACAACAAAAAAGCCGGATTCCTCCGACCATTGGTAATATTCTCGACACGAATATTATACCATAAACGGGGGAATCAAAGGATGGTACTTTTTGACGTAAAGAAATATGAAACACCAGATGCAAAGGACGTAGATATGGAGCAAACTAAACATAACGTCAGTGTGTTCCTGTCTGCCTATCTTGCTGCTAGATGTCGTGTTGGCCAGCCGAGGGAACCGAAAGTAACAGCTTCATTCTCTTTGGTTCCACCATCAACGGCCAATAACACTTTTGAAGCCGAGCAAATGTTAATCCAGAAAGAAGAAGCTCAAGAAGAGTTTGATTATTTGCATAAGCTTTTCGTTAGAGGTTATTCTGCGATTCAGCATCCGCACAAACCAGATGTTACTGAGCGAAGAAAAAGAATTTTCTATGACCGTTATATCAACGGCAATCCAATCTATCTAGCGGCACAACGAAACTGTATCAGTGAAGAATCAGTGAAACAAGAATCTAATATGATCATTGTTCAATTTGCTTCGGCACTGGAACTAGTTGCTTTTAAGTAG